TTGGTAACAATAAACATTCATTAGCAGAGATATATAATGAAGGAATTGATATATGCAATGCAGAAGATATAAAGTTAGCAGTTTTTATCCATGATGATGTTTACATAAATTGCGATGATTTTCCTAGAAGAATACGTAAATTTGCTGAAATGTTTGACGTGTTTGGGTTAGCAGGTAATACAACTGTCAATATTAAAGAGCCGGTGTTATGGCACTTAATGTCAGGTAAAGAAAATTTAAGAGGTTGCGTAGCTCATGGGCAAGATGAAACGGAATATTATTATACATCTTTTGGCCCCGTTCCAAGCAAGGTAGTTATGTTTGATGGGGTGTTTATGGGGGTAAATTTGGAAAAACTTCCCGGTAATATACGTTTTGACGAAAAAAACCCAGCAAAATTTCATTTTTATGATTTAATGTTTTCATTAGATTGCAGCATACGTAAATTAAAGGTTGGTATTGGTGATATTCCTATTGTACATAACTCACCAGGCTTACAAAATGTTTCAGATGAATGGAAATCTGGTCAAGCATACTTTTTAGAAAAGTATAACAAGTATTTAAATAAGACGTTGACAGTTTAAGGGTACGTAGTTATAATAGGTAAAATATGGAATTAAAACTCAATTTAGATGAGTTTGAGAATATACTCGTGTATAAGTCTCTTACTGATGAAAGGTATCTAGCTAACATTATAGATCATGTTAAGCCAGAATTCTTTAAGGATAAAAATATAAAAGCTATTTTTGGTATAATAAAAGCTTTTTATATTAAAACTAATAATGTGCCTACTACTACTGAGTTAAAAGCGTACATTAATACCGAAGAAGTAAAAGAGTCTTTTAAGTCTGTAATTCGTAATTTTACAAATATTGATAAAAACTTTAATGATGATCAGTTAGTAGAAAATACTGAAAGATATATCAAAGAAAAGGCAATTTATAATACAATGTTGGACGTTGCAGAAGATGTATCATCTGGTAGAATTGATACAAGTTTTATTTTAGATAAGTTTGAAAAAAGTTGTAACATTAACCTTAAAACTGATATTGGTTTAGACTTGTTTAACGATTTTAGTAAGGTAATAGATGATATTAATACTGAGCAACCTACCATACCAAGTCGTTGGAAGTGGTTAGATAATAAATTAGACGGTGGGTTCTTGCAAAAAGGTAGAGCATTGTATATTTTTGCAGGCGAAACTAATGTAGGTAAGTCTATATTTTTAGGTAATATTGCTTCAAATATTGCAAGTCAAAATAAGACAGTATTGCTCATTACACTAGAAATGAGTGAGTTAGTTTATGCAAAACGTCTATCATCTAACATTACTAAAATACCAATTAGAGATTTAAAAACTGAAAGTATTACATTAAAGCAGCAAATAGATGAGATTAGTAAAAATAGCCCAGGTTGTAGAATTCTAATTAAAGAGTTTCCACCTAGTACTGTTACTCCTACTCAGATACAAGGTTTTATTAAAAATTTAGTTAATAAAGGTATTAAAATTGATGCGGTAATATTAGACTATATTAACTTAGTAAAAAGTACATTAGGTAATAATAGCTATGAAAGGGTTAAGTATGCCACTGAACAAGTTAGAGCTTTAACTTACGTGTTTAATTGCCCGTTTATTACAGCAACTCAGTTAAATAGAAGTGGTTATAATACTAATAGCCCTGGATTAGAAACTATTGGTGAGAGTATTGGATTAGCTGCAACTGCAGACGTTATTGTTAGTATATTCCAAGATGAAGAAGATAAAGAATTGGGTGTAGTTAAATTAGGTATGATGAAGAATAGGTTTGGTATGAATCATGGTATAACTACCATGAGATTAGATTATAATACGTTAACAGTATCAGAGGATGATTCATTATCTAATATAGGAGACCAGTCTAGTATAACTAATACGTTAGCAATGCTGAGCAATAAAAGTTGATATACGTTTAAAGGCTTTGTAAATACGTTTATAAAGCCATGATGATAAACGAAAGTACTACAAATCGTTCTCCTCATCTTCTAATAGAAGATAGGGAACTGGTACATTCATTTTACAGTTTTTGTACATTTTGCTTTTTATATTACGGTAAGAAAATAAATTTTGCTACTATTTTTACTAAAATTTTACAAGATGAAAAGTTAAGGAAATTGTATAAAATTGCAATTTCAGAACCAAGTGATTTTGAAGCACTTAGAAAGTTTATAGTGTTTGAACCATCAATTACTAAAAGTAAGTACATTACCAAAATTATTAATAAAAAGACAATAGATTTTGGTAAAAAATAGGAACTTTTTTATAATATATTGTGACTCAAAAAGAACAATATATCTATAACTGTTATCTTGAGACATCTCGTAAGCTTAACGGGCAGCCCTTCCGTTACAGGAAAGATTTTGACGGGTTTGAAGAAAAGGAAGAGTATGCAATAGTTGCTAAATTGTCTTATTTCTTTAGTAAATTTGAAAATATAAATATTAAAGACTTTTTTGAAGCTCCTTATTTTGTACATAACGAAAAGTTTTTTGAATTAAAGTACTTTACATCTCAAAAAGCAATAAAAGCGTATACAATATATGAGACAAAATTTTTACCTGAAAACCCAGATCACGAGCAAACAATTTTAAAAATTAAAGATAGCTTTTTATTTATCTATAATTTTTGCAAAAATAAAAATATTAAACTTCAAGATTATATTAACTGTAAAGAGCCTAACAGCCAATGGCATGACTTTTTAATGCATGTTAAGTCAAGAAATGTAATAGTTTATGCTTTATTTATTTTTCCTAATTTTGATAAAGTAATTAAAACGTATGATAAGGAAATAAAAGAATTTACTTTTGGAGACACCTTTTCAAACCTTAATTTTTATAGAACAAAATACTACAGTAGCAGCAAAGCTAAAAAACTTTGTACAGCTATATATGATAAGTTGAATTCTATTGGAACGGTAGTATAATACAGAGATAATTTATGACAAATATGATTAATAGTTCAATATTCCAAAGTATCAAAGGTGCTTTAGCACAAGAGAGTAGTAATACGGGTCTTTCTGAGATCCTTAAGACTGAAGTAGGTAATACTTACACCGTAAGACTTTTACCTGCAAAGGATCCAAAGAAGACCTTTTTCCACTTCTTTACGCATGGTTGGACCAGCTACTCAAGTGGTCAGTACGTTGCAGCATTAAGTCCTCAAACTTTTGGTGAAAGAGATCCAATTGCAGAAGAACGTTTTCGTATCTTACGTACAGGTACAGAAGCTGAAAAGGAAAAGGCAAAGTCAATCGGTCGTAGTGAAAAGTGGTTAGTAAATGTTTACGTAGTTAACGATCCAAAGACTCCAGAAAATAACGGTAAGGTTAAGATATTACGTTACGGTAAACAATTGCAAAAGATTATTACAGATGCAATTGAAGGTGAGGATGCAGATGAATTGGGTGCTCGTATCTTTGATCTAAGTCCAAATGGTTGTAACTTAAAGATTAAAGTTGAAAAGCAAGGCGATTATCCAAGTTATGTTTCATCTAAGTTTAGTATGCCAAGTGCATTACCTGAAGTAGATGATGCAAAAGCTGGTAAGGTCTATGGTGGGGTGTTTGAATTAGATAAGATCTTTACATTAAAGAGTTCAGATGAACTAAAAACAATGTTAGATGAACATTATCATTGCAAGATAGTTAAAGATGATACAGTTCATGTAGCTCAACCAGCTGCAGTAGCTGCCAGCCCAGTAACTAGCAAGTCAAATGATGATGATATTAAGTCTTTGTTAGATGGATTAGATATTAACGCGTAATGGAAGCTGAACACAGAGAACTATTAATCGGTTTGTTAGGCTCCACGTACGGTGAGATGAAGAAGCTGGACGACTCTATAATGGGGTCGTCCAGTACTCTCAACCGTAGAAGTGAAAAAGTAAAACAAGAGCTTACAAACATTATTAAAAACGTTGCACCTCCACCGGATGTGCAAATTTTACAGCGTATTAACCAGGAACAACCGCCAGTACAACCAGTACCTCAGTACTTACCAGCACAACAACCAGTAATTGTAAATGAAAATCAATGGATACCACAACAATCAATAGCTGAAGTGTTTAACCCACCTACAGAACCTACAATTGATACCAATCAATTAGAATTAGATTTAGATAAACACGCAAAGTATGATGATGTAATGAATTATCTATATACAATTACAGATAGACTTAATAAAATTGAAGATAAAATTGATAAACTTATTAAGAATGGTAGTTTACCTAAGGTATCTGAACCTTTACCCAAAAAAAAAGTATCGCAATCAAACAGTGGTTTAGTTCAATCTTGAAGTTATAATAAGTAATGAAGTTACAAATTAAGAGTAAGAAGGATTTTATTAGTAATGTCCTTGGACCCATATCTAATCTAAATGATAAAACTATTATTAAGATAGAAAAAGATAAAATTACAAGTCTTACAGCATCTAGCGATGCAACTTTAATACTTTATTCCGAGACTCAAAGCGTTTCTGATTCAGAACGTAGTATTAACATACCAGATATTAAGAAATTAACAAGAGTACTTGAATGTATTGATGTTGATGGGTTAGATATAGAGATAACTACCAATAATATCAAGTATACAGGTGAAAATTTTAAGTTTACCTACCATTTACTAGAGGAAGGCATTATTAAATTACCATCCATTAACGTAAAGAAGATAAATGAATTAAATTTTGATGTTAAATTTAAAGTAACAGAAGCTAAACTAAGTTCTTTGTTTAAAGGTTCATCATTTACCACAGAAACAAACAAACTTTACATATATTTTGAGAATAATAAGATATGCGGGGAGTTAGGTGATAAGAGTAGGCATAATTCAGATAATTTCCAATGTGTTTTAGCAGATACATACGAAGGTGCAGCATTAACTAAGACAGTACCTATAAATTTTGATACATTTAGACTTATAAACTTCAATAAATGTCAAGATATTGAGTTTGCTATTAATATAGCATTTGGTGTAATAAAAGTTACCCTTAGTAGAGACAATACCAAGTTGACATATATTGTATCAGCTTTAATTAATTAAATGATCCTTAAACTTACCAATGCAATTCCAGCAGCAAAAGGGGAAGCAATTGCAATCAACATGGACCTTGTTGTTTCAATCCGTGAAGGCAACTCAACAAGAGAAGATGGTACAATTGACCTTGTAACTTTTATATTTGTACCTCCTCACGGTACATGGGAAGTAACAGAAACTGTTGATACTATCCTAGAAAAAATTAAAAACGGTTAATTATGGAAAACAAGAAAGATTTTAATGCCAGAGAAAAGAAAATCTCAAATAAAATCAAAACAGCAGGGTATTTTATTAAACGACTAAAGGATAGTGGCTTTGTTGTTTTTAAAATGTTTAATGCGTATAATAATACTGATCCGAGACGTTGGACGGTATTAGTGGACCCTGGTGTAACTTCAATCTATATTACTTGCTACACAAATAAAAATGAAATTAATGAAATTTTATTTGAAATTGATGACGGTGGCCAATTATTTAATAAAGGTACTTATTATAAAACAGATAGCGTTGAAACTATCATCAGCAATTTAATTCAAAAAGGAGTTAACAATGATGCAAAGAAAAACCCTTTCAGTTCACTTAAATAAGTACATGGCGGGAAAGAATAAAAAACCTAAGTCATCATTAAAAAATAAAAAGAAAGAGAAAGCAGTAAGTCAAAAACCAGCCCCTTCTGCAGCAGTAGCTCCTTTACCCACAAAACAAGCACCTTTAGATCAGCCAGATCCAAATGTAATGAAAGTTATTAAGGACGCTTTGGTTATTCAAATGACCAACCCCGACAGTCATTACAGAAAACGTCAAACTGCTAATGAACTTGATGCAATGATTGCAACTTGCCAAGAATTTATGAAAAGTTTTGTAATATTAGGGTATAATTTTGAAGGCCAACCAATTCCACCAATGATTATTGCTCGGAATCAGCAGGAAGCAGATGCTTTAGGCTCTTATTTGAGCAAATTTATCCATAATTCAATAAAAGATCAAAATAATCCAGATAACGATAATTAATATAGTATCCCTAAAGAGATATTAACAGAGACAATGGTAAAATTTGAATTTATAAATAGACTTCTTAAAAGAAAATCCAAGGTAATACCTAAATCACCAGAGGTTTACGCTATAGGAACAGGTACTTACGTAGGAGAAATGCTAGTTTTTTGTAGAAAGGATGTTGAGAACTATTATTTCCTATCTATTCCAAAGAATATTAACAGAGTAATACCAATAGAAAAATTTGACTTTGCATTAGAAAATAAAATTGCTGAA